CATTGAATTGCACCCGTTCTTCTTTGCGAATTCTTCGAGTGTTGTATGATGAGCGGTCCAAGTGTCCCAGTCAGGGATTTGCCCAGCGCAGGTCATAATTAGCAGAGACTTGCTGTGTGCGCTGGTAGTGAACCTAGTGACTATTACGGTTATCACTTGACCGTCTTCGTCTCGGGTTAGCCAGATGTGCGCCTGTTCAGACAAGGCCATAAGGCATATTGAGAAAGGATCATATTCACCGATTGAGTGGTGAAGTGCGGACTCTATCTTGGGTTCAAGTAGAGGCCAGAGTTTGAGGACTTGGGGCGGGGTTAGGAGGGAGGACTTCACTTCTTAGGGTGTACCTTTAGCCTTCCAAAGGGTGCCACATGAGGGGCAACAATGGTCCTTGTAGGTTTCTATTTTACTAGGATCTTTCCCCACTAAAGACAGGCACTCCACGCAGTTAGGAGGGGCGTCACTTGAACTACCCGTCCAAATGTAGGTTACACCTGAATCTGTCGTTTTTGTTTCTACTGCCATTTTATACCTTCGTAAATTCTACACTACCATAGTGGTTGCCGTAGTTACTAGAGGACACGCTACTGACTCGGCTTGTGTTTACATAAGAAGACCCCGCTCCTACGGCATCATCACTGCTGGCGGGGTATGAATTTCCGGGGTACGAAGAGGTTGAGGTGTTAGTTTCGTATCCTCCCATCATGCCGCCAGAACCGGCGCTGTACGAGTTACCGTCACTCATGCCGCCGCCGCCGCCAAATCCCCCAGAACCGTTCATTCCTGAATTTGCCTGTGCAGTTGCGGTATTATTTTTGTAACCCCTACCTCCACGGCCTCCTGTGACAAAGCTATCCGCCACATAATCGTATAAAATGGCTTCGTCACCAAAACTCCACGTTTTGTCAAAAGTTCCGACCGTCGTGGTATGCTCAAAAGCAGGAAGAAACAAACCAGCACCGCCACTCGGGCCACCATCATTACCAAAATGCGCCCCTCGGCCGGAGCCAAACCGACCAGAGGAGACCGTAGAACTTTCTGTGTCAAATCCACTAGGATGCGAACCCGGAGTGTACCCGGAATGGAATTTAGATCCAGCCCCACACACAATAAGCACATCACTTAAAGTCACCTGACTTAAAGCTGAACTGGGGTTGCTTTCATAGCCGGAGGGGACCATTACCACAAAAGTTCCACCAGACCCTGGGGAACTACTATTAGCGTCAGCAACCACGTTACCGGGGTGTCCCGGTAATATATAGACCTTTTCGCCCACTGTTAAACTAACTGTACCAGTGATAGTGACGCCATCTGTCATAGCAAGGGAATCATACTCTTGATTAACACCCCCCGGTGATCGTGCCTCAATTGTATAGTCTGCGGTTTCTGGGACGGTCCAAACCTGAATCCCCGTGGAAGTAACATTGAATAGAGAGGTATCGTTGTAGAACGGAGCCGCCTGATAGGTACTTGACCCCATCAAACCTGTATAAGTAGGGCCGAGATACCCAACCAGATTGTTATTATTTTGTAAGCCCTGAAAGGTAAAACTGGAAAAGTTGGTGTATAAAGCACCAGCACCACCACCGCCACCGGGGTTAAATCCACGAGCCGAGCCACCCCCAAAGGTAGACAACATAGGTGCATACAAAGGTTGTTTCTTAGGCATCCAGAATGAGTTCATGGCTCGGCCCTCTAATTAAGCATACTGAGACTGGGAAGCCAGCACAGTGAAAGTAGCATTCGCCGTCTTGATGATCGTGAACGTGTATACGTCGATACCAGATGCGTTACCTTCAGTAGGTGCGCTGCCGCCAGACCATTTTGGTGTGACTGCGGTTCCATCTACTTGGTAGGCGTTAAAGTAGTAGGCTGTGGAGCCTTGGGTTGCCAAAACTGAAGCCGTATACGATTGCCCTGTGCTTAAAAGACTATTTACGTTTGTAAAGTTTAACGTGCGGTTTGCTGTCTGGTTAGCAGTCAGATAAACGATTGCCCTTGCTTGGCTATCCACTGCGAAGGTGCTTGATCCTGTGTTTGTGTCTATCTGCACAAACTCCCGAACTTCCTCAATGTCTAGCGTACCGTCTACGGTCACACCGTTTGTCGTTAGGGTGCCTGTGATGTCTGCGCCTGTTGCGGATGTCACGATTTTCACTGCGTTGTCGTAGTAAAGCTGAACCGCACCATCTACATTAAACTGAGCCATATACTCAGTGTTGCCTTTTTGCAGTTTTATGATGCCATCAGTAGTAATTTCAAGGTTTCCAGCACCTACGTCAGTGATCTTAGAGTTACCATCATGGTAAATCTGGAGATCACTAGAGTTTCCAAAATTAGCCTTAGCGTTATCGTTTAGCGAGATACTGTCTGAAGCTAGTTCGCCTGTAATAATAACCCCATTGGTTTTAGTGGCTAATTTCTTGCTGTTGTCGTAGTATAGGTCAACTGCGCCATTAGTAATAAAGTTTGCCTTAAACTCAGAACCCGCAGCGTTTGTTATACGCACATCAGAATCACCTTGGATAAATAATTCACCAGTTCCACTTTCACTGATAAAGCTATGGGTTCCATCATGGGAAATCTGGAGGTCACTGCCAGCACCAAAGATGGCCTTGTCGTTGTCGCCGAAGGATACATCGCCAGTAAACGTACCACCTGCCAGAGGCATCTTAGTGGCGATACTGTTCGTGACCGTGGTGCTGAAGTTTGCGTCATCGCCCAGAGCCGCTGCCAGTTCGTTTAGCGTGTCCAGTGTGCCCGGTGCGCTATCCACTACGTTAGCTGCCGCTGTGTTTGCGAATGCCTGATACTCGCTTTCGATAGTAGCAAGCTGCTTCCCGTCTAGGGTATCTGCGTCGAGTCCTGATGCAGCCCCGTCTACTGTCTTAATAGAGGTCAGTAGGGATGCAGCCGTTATGTCACTCTCTTTTGCTAGAGGAAAACCCCCAGCCGTAGATCCGTCATGTACGACTACTGTTTCTTTGTCTGTATCAACCGTGACTTCGCCAGCTAGACCCGTGAAGGTGTTGTGCTGAGTGGTAGTGCCACGGCGTAGCTGAAGTGCGTTTGCCATTGTTTAAATACTCCCGAAGTCTAAATCGACTGTGATTGATACGCTGCCCGAGATTGTCCCGCCGGTGACAGCTATGTTGTTTGCATCTTGAGTAGCAATGTCCCCAAGGCCGAGATTGGACCGAGCCGCTGGTGCGCTTGAAGCCCCGGTGCCACCGTCTGCAATCTCTAGGTCTGTGATACCTGTAATGGACCCGCCGGTGATCGCCACGCCAGTGGAGTTCTGGTTACCCATGTCCCCTGTAGGGGCGGTGATGTTAGTCCACGCATTACCGTCGTAATAGCGCATGAATCCTGAGGTAGTATCGAAGTACAGGTCACCGGCTACTAGAGAACTATTGTTATTACGCTGCGTGGGTGCTGTGGCCTTTGGGCCTTGGTATACGTCAGAGAAGTTTGTGATGTCGGTGACGTTAGTAGCCGCTGTAGTTACATCACTAGCGATACCGGCTACTGCGGTTACGTCACTATCGATGTTTGCTACTGAGGTGACATTGGCGTTGTTATTCGCCACTGCGGTTACATTGGATGATATACCAGCTACAGTAGTAACGTCAACACTTACTCCGGCAACTGTGGAAATATTTCCTGCAATCGACGCCAACGTACTAATGTTATTGTTAGGTGTGATCTGCCCCACAACAGTATTGATGTTGGTGTTGTTGTTCGCCACAGCCGTTACGTCCGAAGAGATCCCGGCTACTGTAGTTACATTGGCTGAAATTGGAGCTAATGTTGATACATCTGAGCTTATGGCCGCTAGTGTTGATACTGCGCTACTCACACCCGCCACTGTAGTGACGTTGGCGCTTATTCCAGCCACCGTATTAACATTTGTTATAACATTGGATACGGTCTGCACATCCGCCAGATTGTTAGCTACAGTGACGATGAAGCCATCAGGCGCTCCGCTCGTGCCGGTAGCTGCATCCGTGATAGCCCCAAAGTCGTATATCTGACCGGCTACGAAATTACCTGAACTAAGGTCATTGGCTACATTAACAAGATCGTCGATGTTCGAGGCAATTGTACCAATGTTAGCGTCTGTCGCCCAGTATTTAGCCGAGTAGTTAGTGCCGTCTACTGTGCCGCCAGTATATGTTGCCCAGTCTTTGGCCGAACCAATATTACCACGGATCACTGTACCGATGGCATATTCCTTGGCCGAGTATTCACTCTCGCCTGTGATGGTGCCTGTGGTCTTTGTGGCCCACTCTTGTGCTTCGTCTTCTGAGGCTTGGGCGTTAGCCGCAGAGCCAGAGGCTTGAGCCGCCAATGCAGATGCAGTAGAGGCACTGGCCGCAGCCGAAGTAGCCGATCCTAAGATCGAGTCCACATAGAATTTGTTGGCTGCGTCACCGCTGTTAGCCGGATTGGCTAGGCTAGTGATAGCCTGAGAGTTCATATTGATAGCGCCAGACATAGTCCCGCCAGTTGTGGCTAGACGGGTGTCTCTCTGCGTATCAACGTAGCCTTTGTTTGATCCGTCAGAGTTGGCTGACGGCGTCGGCATGTTTGTGATCTTGTTGGTGCTGTCGAGATCAATATTACCAGTCATTGTGCCGCCGCTCAAGGAGAGCTTAGTGGCAATGCTATTGTTGACCGTTGTAGCAAAGTTAGCGTCGTCATTGATCGCTGCGGCTAACTCATTGAGTGTATCTAATGCAGCCGGTGCAGAGGATAAAACGAGTGCTACTTGTTGGTCCACATACGCTTTTGTCGAAGCATCAGTAGGGTTCAGAGGAGTAGACAGACCCGTAATGGTAGACGCTGTTGTAGCATCCATATCCAAGCTGCCGTTAATCACCACATTGTTGAATGTAGAAGATCCACTAGAAGCGGTCACGTTACCTGTTACATCCCCGGTCACAGCGCCCGTTACAGCGCCTGTTAGGTTACCTGTGACATTACCCGATACGTTACCAGTGAGGTCTCCTGAGAAGCCTGTAGAGGCCGCCACAGTAAGGCCTGTGATGTTTAGCGGAGTAGTACCACCAATCACGCTGTTGTTGATTGTACCGCCGGATATAGTAGCATTAGTCAGGTTAGCGGAGTTGTTAGCAGTCAGAGCCGTGAATGTACCGGCAGCGGCAGTGGCCCCGCCAATTGTAGTCCCGTTAATAGTACCGGATGTAATAGCGGCATTGGAAATAGTATTCGATGCGCCATTGAAATTGGTGATGTTATTGAATGTAGCCGACCCGTTAAAGGTAGCGGCACCAGTATTAGTCTGCGCACCGCCTACAGTCATATTTCCTGACACGGCTGCGGACACGGAGTTTAGAGACCCGGATAGGTTTGCGTCTTTGAATTTAAAGGTGGCGGAACCAAGATCAACTGCACCAGTGACACCGGGTTCAATGACCGACCCCGTCTCAACCATAAGCATCTCACGCCATACGGCAGAGCCTACAGTGTTGTTGATGCAGATGTACCAGCGGTCACCTGTATAGTTATACCAGTAAGAACCTCGGCTGTAGCCATCATCTGCGTCGTCGCCATTACCGGGGTTGGTAGTAGCAGCTAAGTTATTCTTTCCGCCTGTACCGCCGTTTGTCGCCGGAAGATATCCAGTCACAGAGGTAGCTAAATCAATTTTAGGGGCATTACCTGACGTACCGTCGTGCGTGTGTCCAGTTACCCCAAAAGAGCTTGCCAACTGGTTGAACTCAGCATTCAACGGGGGCGCAGTGATGTTTGCGCCGTTAATAATTTGTGAGGTAGATTGCCGGGTATAGCCAGCCATTATCGTCTCCCTGCGATAGTGAACTCAAAGACGATGCCCTGAATGGAGTAGGGGGCAAAGTCGCCTGAGGTTACATAGGTTATTTGTACGGAGTTCCCGCTACCTTCGATGGCAGTGTTGAGAATAGGCTTCTCAGATCCACCATAGGTAACTAGGGCTGCGTTATAATCGATCCCCGGGACACGGTATTGTACCGGCTGCCCTCGGCTCTCTTCGGTGTAAGAGGACGGGTTAGATACTTCTGGGGAATACCAGTCATATATTACCGCAATATTCATTTCGAGTGGACCTTCGGCCCGGATGAATGTGTTGACCTTTCGCATGATCTTTCGGACTTCAGTGTCACCAAAATCAAAGAAGGGTGTAGAATAAACCGCTAGGATAGGCTCTCCAGCAAATGTGTTACCACTCTCTTGCTGGTACACCTTACCGTCATAGTCTCCGTGAAAGACAAACTCAGAGCCGCTTATATATCCCGAGGTGGTACATGCCGCCCTGATACCGAGAAGCTCACCAAACTCCCAGCCAAGACGTTGGTCAGAGGTTCTTAGTCCTCCTATGATACCAAAGGCATCTGCCAAGGAGGTAGTCGGCTCTGATATGAAGTAACGGAGTTGGGATTTGTTTCGGATCACACAACCACACAAGTTCTTCAAGTTATATTCGGAAGGCAACTGAGAGATTGTAGTCTGTATACGCTTGGAGATTGTCTCTAGCTCAACGTCACCAATACGAGAGGTACCGGCCACAGGGCGTAGGCCGTCCGGGGCCAAGAAGACTAGGTCACCGCCCAACTCCAGTACACTGTCTCGAGCCACACACCCCACGTTAGCTGTAACCTGTTCGAGTAAGAACGGAACATTAACGTCGGAATTGGTTATGGCCTTCTTGATGGCATTCTCGCCAAAAACAAACAGGTTGTCTCGGAAGGGTTTAAATTGGACTAGATCAAACCCGATTGGAAGTTGTCCTGCGCCCCCCGCTGCCGTCCAGTCAAATTCAT